GTTGTTTAAAGGTTGTTTATTTCGTGTTTTACTTGTTGCCAATAATTTATCCGTTCATCTTGATATTTTGCATCTTTTTTTTCAGAACTTTTGCAACATTCTTTTAATATCTCATCAACTGTAATTACTGCGCATTCAATTGCTTCATTACTATTGGAATTACCTGTTGAATGTGGCATAAATTTATCAACTAACTCTTGTGCTTTTTCTTTTGGTGTCATTGTTCTTGTTGTTTAATTATTCCGTTTTTAATTAGTTGTTGCTTCAATATATATCTCATACAATCTTCTTTACTACCTTGAAAGTGAACAATTGACTCATCTTCACTTACTACTTGGTAAACATCATTGCTTGGGTAAAGTCTAACTATCTTCATTATTATTGTTGTTTAAAATCCCACGTATACACTTCTATTTTTTTGATTCCTTTCAAACCGTGTTTTACCCAAAATTCGTTTTTTTCAAATGTTATGGAAGAAAATCCTTTACCCACCATTAGATGCCAATAGAAAAATCTTATGTTAATTAATAAATTGCTCATTCTAAAAGTCTTTTTAGTTTATCTAATTCTACCATAACCATAGAATTAATCATAATAAATACCAAAATTAAAACACAAGCTAAAGCTAAAGTGCTTATACTAATTTTATCATGAATATAATAATCCGATAAACTCAAAAGTGTGTACAAGCCTAATGATACGATTGATATTACCATTGATACTTGAAGTATATCTATAATTTCCATTGTTATATTATTTAAATGTTTTTCTTAATGGTGCAGCGGGCTGCTGCTGTTTTCATTGTTCTTGTTGTTTAAAGGTTTCGTTGTAGTATTGTTCTGATATTTCTGTAGTACCAATAGAAGGTCTATATCCTCGATAATGAGCATTAACTATCTGCTCCTTTTCCATTTCTTTGGCTTGTTGCAACATTTCAAATCCACTTTGTGTTAATCTTAAATGGTCTGGTATTTGGTTAAATAACCATTCTACTGCTGTTTTCATTGTTCTTGTTGTTTAGTTAGTTCGTGTTTTACTTGTTCCCAATATTCTATTTCTTCAGAAAGAGCATTGCCCAATTTTAAAGAGTACAATACTTCAAGTATCTCATCAACTGCAACAAGCGCACATTGTTTAGCTATTACTCGCTTCAAATAAACATATCCCATCGGATGCTCAAACTTAATAAGCAATTCTTGTGCTTTTTCTTGTTGTGTCATAGGTCTTGTTGTTTAAAATTAAATAATTCGTTTTTTACTTCTTTCCAATATGTGAACCCCATTGGATGAGGTGTGAAGTAATTACTTGATTTTGCAAAATCCATATCATCAAAGTGCTTGTCATCTTTCCTACTCTCTATAATCTCATTGACAACAAACATAGCAAGTGCTACCGCTTTCTTAATGTTTGAACCATCATATAAGGCATTAACTAACTGAATTGCTTTTTCTTTTGGTATCATTGTTCTTGTTGTTTAGGTTTAGGTAATATTCCGTCTTTAATTAGTTTGTTCCACTCTATTCTTTCTTGGTGCTTTCCCAAATAGAAAAACACGAATGCTACCAATACAATTGGTACTATAAATAATGCTATCATTGTTCTTATTGTTTAAAGGTTTAAAAAATGCCTTTTTCTCGGAAGGCTAACCTATCTCCCTACGATGAGAACCGACTTACTCGGTAGGCTACGCTCCGTACGTCTACGGCATATGCTTTACATTTCGTGTTTAGATATGTGGCAATTTTTACCCCTTATCCTTGTTTAAATTGTTTTACTTCGTCTTTTAGTCGTTCTACATACAAAGTCGCATCCATGAGTTCATCCTGTAGGTGTGTAAGCCATTCTAAGGCGCTCAGGTCGTTTCTTTCTAGCGTTGTGTTATACTTCATTATTCCGAGTTTAGAACGTTCGTTGAACCTAGCAAGAACACGTAACACAATTTTATCTTCTATTTGCTGTTTCATAGGAAATTGTAAAGGGTTTCGTAATACTCGCGGCATAGTTCGACGCGTTCTTTTATTTGTTCTATTACTTCGTCGTCACGTTCGACCTCAAAGACTTTCACGCGTCGGTTGTCGGGAATATGGTCGAAGTTGTGGCGTTTCTGTACTTCGTCTATTAGATCCAGACTTTCTTCTAAAAGATTAGCGTTCCAATGCGCGCGTCTTATTTCGTCTTGAACCATGTCTAGCGGTGTATTGACTAGGCAGTAAACTAGTAAACTTTTTTGTTTACCTGTAAGCCACATGTAGCCCTGTAATTGATAGTAGTAGTCTTTAGTCGGTATTTCTGTAGCGAAAAACGGAAACGTCGTAGCGTCCCAAGAACTTTTTACGTCTAGAACATAGTTAGCCGTGTTTACGTCGGGCGTACCAGTTACCCAGTCATTACTGAAATGTTCGTCGTTCTTTAAGATAAAGCCTAACTCTAGAACCTCGCTAGCTAGTTTAATGCTTTCGTCTTCTACTAGGTTACCTTTGTCGGTGTAACGCGAGTTAAACGTTTTCACTATTCCGTATTTTGCTAGTAGAACTTGTTCTTCTACGTATGTCTTAGCCGTTTGGCTGAGTATTTCGCTTTTCGAACGCGGTGACGTCATTACTTTACCAAGTGCCGAGCATCGAACTTTAAAAGTATTCATAGGGCGTTAAGCATTTCGGTTTGTGACTCAGTCAAAGTAAAGCTAGACGTTATCTTTTCCTTAGTTACTTTGCCTTCTACAATGGCTTTACACGCGTCTTGAAAGCGTTTGTTATCAATAGCGGGTAATTTCTTGACTTGTTCACCACTTGCGTCCGTGTCTTTGTCGGTAACTAGGCCTAAAGCTGAACTGAGGGCGTAACGTCGAACGTAAGTAATAGCCGAACCCATAACTTGGAAGTCGTTCATACCTTTGAGTTGTACGCCTTGCGGTATTGCCGTAGTGCTTTCGATAGTTTCGCCACTTTCTACGTGGAAAATGCACGTTACTAAGTCTGTGCCGTTAATTAATTGCGTAAAGCCTAGCCCGTGTTTCTTTAGTAGCGGGTTAATCTTGTCGAAAATAGCGGGTAAGTCGGCGTAAGAATAGCCGAACCCCTGAGTTCCTTTGTGAATTACTGGGACTTCTTGTTGGAAATTAGCCAACGCTTTAAATAAATTTTTCATAGCTTGTTTTTAAATTGTTATTTAGATGCAAATATAATCTTTATTTTAATTCCTTGCACTTTTTTTTGTATTTCGATATAATTTCTTTCAGTTCTTCGACACTCCAGCGCTTAGTAACGTGTGCGCGTGCGTGCAATTCTATTAATCTGTCTGCGCCTATTCGTTTCTGTATTCCTATTTGATAGTTTAACAGGTTACCCGACAAGAAAGTATTGCAGTGTTCGCATTGTAGGTGACAATTTTCTTCGTCAAAACGCAAATTTGAGTGTCCGCCCTGACTGAAAAAATGCCCGCAATTTTTTTTCTTTGGTTCTTTACCGCATGAAATACACGGCTTACCTTGATCCCTTAGACGTATGTATGTATTGAATACTTTTTGAGCTTCTTTAAGCCAGTCTGAGTTCGTTTTTATTTCGTTCTTAAGCTTGGCCTTCGTCTTTTTCCATTCCTTAGCCTTAACTTCTTCTACAAACGCTTTAATACATTCGTCTTTTAGGCAGTATTTCGCATTAAAACGGACAGGCTCGAACTTGTCTTTACAATTACGGCATCTAGGCATTACGTAGAAATTTTAGGGCTTGGTTTTTATTCTTAAAGTGGTGTACTACAAACTTTCGTTCTGTGAAGTTGTATCTAACGGCTCGTAATTCACGCAGCATTCGCGTTCGTGTGCATCTTTTACAGATGAATAGCTTACCTTTTCGTTCTGGTCGTCCGTATTCGCGTCGGTTTTCGTCGTAGCTTGTAAGGGGTTTAAACTTGAAACAGGTAAAGCATTGTATTTTGTCATTGTTCATTATATGTTTTTGCGTATATTTTCGTTTATATTCGTCTTTTTATATGCTTAGGCGTATAGTATTCACTTGACGGGTTTATAGGCGTTGCATCTTAAAGCTTTATGTTCTTCTTTTGTCATTGGTTTAAAACCTTTAATGATTAACTTTTTTAGTCTATAAATACCGAATAACGTTTTTATAATTAGCTTCTTTTCTTTCTTTTTTTGTTTTCGTGGTATGCGTGCTTTCATAGGTCTATGTCTTTAAATTTAAGTTCGTTTTTTAGTTCTTGGTAGGCTACTCGAAGTTCAGCGTTACGTCTAGCTAGTTGGTTTAGTTCGCGGTTCAGGCCTTTTATTTCGTTTTCCATTTCGATTATTACTAGTTCGGTCTTTAGAAGTTGTTCTTCGCTTTCTTTGCTTCCGTTTATGTAGTCCTTTGCGTC